TAGCTCTTCATAATTAGTACATCAGGACGGCTCTTATAGCACTGAAGTCCTGGCGAAATCACGAATTAACGTAACGTTAGTAATGATATCGGAACTTGGCCTTGTAGATTCAAATCTGGATCAAACATCAAAGCAATAGCACTTACTCGAAATTTCGAATAGTGTTCAGGTCTGACTAAACCTTTCAATCGTAAGTAGTTCACAACGTGTGGCCAAAATGTATAGTTATCACCATACAACTGTAGCAATTTAGTTATTCGTACTTCCTTAGGATCTGAATTATGACTATGTCCACGTTCTGCATACACTAAGTGTTGTGCAGATTCAATATTGTCGCGATATGGACGACCTCCTATCCACATGTGGCTTAGGAATTCTAACTTGTGATCTTTCTTCGTATACCGCTGTTTATCGGGATGTAAAGTCATTCCGAAATGCTTAGCAGCAATATCACCCATCTCTAACAACGGCAACTCTTTGTTTGTGGCGACGATACTATCATCACCATGAACCAGTGTGCGCTGAAGATTGAACTTACATTCAACAGAGAGATACTCCATAAGAAGCAAATTAGCAAGACTACCCACAATGTTAGTGAAATAACTACCACTGGGTATACCGTGTTTCTTCCCTACATATACTTTACCGTTAGGCATTAGTATCGGCGTGAATAGGAAATAGCGAACAACACTATTCCACTCGTCTTCATCGACGTCAGTAAAGAAACGACGCAAAAGTTTAAAAACTAAACTTATTAATTGCGCTGGCATTGTAGAATCGAATTTTGACCAATCGAAACTCCCAACAAAGTTAGACCATGAGAAATGGTTTAACACTGCTCCTAGTTCACATTTTCTGTAACCTAAGGCGTAGGGTGAATCAATAGATTTAAACATATTAATTAAAGGTCGGGCAAATTGTCCTTCCTTAATCGTCATCTGGAATGGGTATCCCCATACTAGACGCACAGTTTGTTTAAATCCACCATTTGGTTGCATACGTGCCTGAGTACGGTAGTAAGCCGTACAAGGATGCTTGTCAGCATCACTCATGTCATCCAAGATTGTTTCCATCACCTCTTCTTTCTTACAAAAGAAGGGTGCACTTGCCGCTGCATCTTTTCTGACATGTCGAAGAACTACTTCTTGTGTCATTACAGTTTGGGTGCCGAACAAATGTTCGTATATCTTTTCGACGCGGTGGTACGCTTCAGATAGAGATTTTTTGCTTGGTGCAAAGGTGGGTTTATCGTCATAAGCGCGAAGTCCTTCAAACAAGTTGTCAACTTGGTATAGGGAACGCGCAGCAGTCTGGTCATCGAAAACGAAACCCTGATCTGCCATCACTGATTCCATTACAGTATCTTTGATGACGCCAGTTTTAGTCTGCATTAGACGTAGGTAAGAAGAAAGTTTTCCGCTTTCACACTTATATCTATAGCATCGTAAATTACGATAGCGAGGGGACATGTTCTTAATTGACATGCAAATTCCTCCTTAGAGGCGTAAGAACACAAACACACGGCAGTGTGTCTGGCATAAATTAACCTAAAATGAGA